GATTCTTAGCATCATCAGTGTAAGTAATGCCAAATCCGCTCAAATAGCTCGCAACTGTCCTCAGATTGTAAACTTCCAAAAATTCATCAGCCACAGCTACAACATTGTCATCCCCGTACACGATAAGCTTTGTGTAATAGTCAAAGGATGCAAGATCAGCTTGTGGACTTAACTCAGACTGTGAAACGATGTGCATCCAAGCTAGACCCATGAAATAATAGTTAACAAAAGAGTTAAATATCACAGTCATGGCAAATCCAGATGGCATTCCCTGAGAGTATTTGAGATACAAATTGCCACAAATCCCATCCCTGTGGATAATGGCACTAATCAATGCGTGTCGAGCTCTAGCATTATTTGCCCCATCACCATACCAACGATTGACAACATTCACAATGGAATGATAGATCTCAGCAGAACCAATACCGTCAAATTTGGCATAATCACCAGCAAACCCATGTTTGCCCACACGCTTAAAGCTCATCATCAGTTCTGACCATTCCATAGATTCAGGGTTAATGCCCACCTGACTGAAGTGATCAAAGCGTGTCGCCATTACCATTGCTGCGAAGTCACCAAAGTACATCCTAAAAAGGATATTAATCTCTGGTGGAAGTATCGTGAACGTTCTTGTTGCTGGCGAGTCGTAAATCTTACTGAGTTTTCTGCGTTCATCTTTTGGACACTCCATAGTAGTGATTCTAGGGGCATCCCCTCTTAGAATCCCTGCATGCATTGCTTCAAAGCTCTTAAGGAAGGTCTCATTGTCAATAACGTACCTCTTCCTACCAGATGCAAAACCCTCAATCTCCTTGAAGATCCATCCTTTCCCAGTAGCATTCGCTGGTTTGTGCAACACGTAGGGATATCCTGCAGACGTCTTCATTTCGATGGGAGACCAATAATCACTCATGTCGATACCATTAATACCAACATCCAAGTTATTTATCTCCCTTTTCCTCATCGTGTTTTCTAGATTCTGGAAAACGATACAAAGATGGTTTTCTACTTCTTCAATTTCACGCGTCGGGAAAGGAATAGTTGGAACTCCATATTTCTTCACAGCCTCAAGTATTGGA